CAGTGACATTTCAATATGATTATTGGCAAATTTCAGGTGGTACCACAGGTAACGCTGGCGGAATTTAATTGATTTCGTGAGTCATAAATAGTATAAGACACACGTAAAAGGATATAATATGGCAGAAGAAAGAAAAGGTTTTCTGCGAGAAGCAGTAGAACTATTCGGATTTCGTATAGGTAGGCCCGAAAAAGAAGAACCATTACCTTCATTTGTTCCACAAAATATCGAAGATGGCGCAGTTGCTATCAGCGAAGGTGGAGCATTCGGAACTACAGTTGATCTTGATAATAAAATCAAAAATGAAACTCAATTAATCACAAAATATAGAGAAATGGCTTTGCAACCAGAAGCAGAAAAAGCCATTGATGACGTATGTAATGAAGCTATAATTACAGATGATAATCAATTACCCATAAATTTAGATTTAGATGAAGTTGAAACTGTCTCTGCTAGTGTTAAAGAGATGATGAGAGATGAGTTTGAGTATATTCAAAGACTTTTGAAAATGAATACGAAAGGTTATGATGTATTTCGTAACTGGTATGTCGATGGAAAAATATACTATCACATTGTTATTGATTTAAAAAATCCTAGAGCGGGTATAAAAGAATTAAGATATATTGATCCTAGAAAAATTAAAAAAGTTAAGAAACCAGTAAGAAAAAATCAACAAGCTCAGACAATAGGAAAAGAAGCTCTTGAGAAAAAAATGGAAGAGTTTTATCTTTATCAAGGAAAAGGTGTAAGTGATAGTACGTCAGGCATAAAAATAGCACCAGATGCTATAGCATATTGTCACAGTGGAGTGTTAGATAATAGAAATTATAATGTTTTGGGACATTTACATAAAGCTATTAAACCTCTGAATCAGTTAAGAATGTTAGAAGATGCTACAGTTATCTATAGACTTGCAAGGGCACCCGAAAGAAGAATATTCTATATTGATGTAGGTAATTTACCAAAACAGAAAGCAGAACAATATCTAAGAGATATGATGGTAAAGCATAAAAATAAACTTGTATATGATGCAAATACAGGTGAAGTCAGAGATGATAGAAAATTTCTTACCATGCTTGAAGACTATTGGTTACCTAGAAGAGAGGGTGGCCGAGGAACAGAAATTACCACATTACCAGGTGGACAAAATCTTGGTGAATTAGATGATGTTAATTATTTCAGACGTAAATTATACGAAGCACTTAATGTACCTATCTCTAGACTAGAGCAAGAAACTCAATTTAATGTAGGTAGGGCTTCAGAAATAACAAGAGATGAGATTAAATTTTCTAAATTTATCACAAGATTACGTTCAAGATTTTCTGAATTATTTTTAATATTACTTGAAAGACAACTTTTACTCAAAGGTATTATGACTTCTGCCGAATGGAGTGAAATGAGAGATATAATAAAATTTAATTATCAAGAAGACAATCATTTCTCAGAACTCAGAGATGCCGAAATATTAAGAGAAAGAATGACTCTTTTACAAGAAGTTGATCAATATACAGGTAAATACTTCTCTAATAACTGGATAAAAACAAATATTTTAAGACAAACAGATGAAGAGAAAGAAGAGATTGCTAATGAAATATCAAATGAAGAACAAGATACACCTGAAGAAGAATAATTTATAAATATGTGAAAGGAAATAATATGGCAGACTACACTACAAAGGACGCAGTTGAACTTGCTTTATCAGGTAACTCTGGTGAGTTTAAGAAATCTATACATGATATTTTATCTGCTAGAGTTAACGATGCAATTGAATTAAAAAAGATAGATGTTGCATCTAGTTTTATGAATAGCAAAGAAGAAGACACGTTGCCTTCAGAAGTAGAACCAGAAGTAGAGGCCGAACAAGAGCCAGAGGAATCAGAAGATGAAACTACAGAAGTTTAGTCGATACATAGAAGAGGCAGATGCAAAAGATTATGTAGCACCTAAAGATGACGATAAAGAAGCTACAGAGTATAAGCCCCGTTCTAAAGGCGAAGAGAAATTTGCAAAGGATCATAAAGTATCTAAGAGTGATGCTGAACCAAAAGGACAAGAACATATATTTAAAGGCTCTTTAAAAGCAGTAAGCGAAGATATAGATTGTCCGATTTGCAATGACGGAGAAAATACTTGTACTTGTGGAGAGTCGCAAGAAGAAAAAAAAAATTTTAACGAAGGAGTGTTAGATACACTGCGTAAAATTGTCAAAGACAAGCAGGCATCGAAAGTAAAATTTAAAAATGGTAAAATGATGAATATTGATATGCAAACAGCAAATATGATAACAAAATCATATGACAAAAGAATAACAAAACCTGAGTTAAAGAAAAAAGTTGAGAAAATGATTGATGGAAGTCCAGAAGGACTGATGAAAGTACTAGACATTATGTATAAAGGGTAAGAAAATGGCAGTTACAGTTAAAGGCACATCTACAGCGTTAGCTACAGGAACCACAAAGTTTAAAACATCTACAGCGGTTCATCTCTGTGGACATACTTCTGCTACGACTGTAACAGTTAGAAATGAAGATGATGACGCGGATGTTGGTACAATTAAAATACCTGCTAATGGCCAATTAGTTATTAATTTGTCTATAGGACAAGGACTACGAGGCCCGACAACTGTATTTGGTACTCATGTAGCATCAGGAGATTCAATCTAATGAAACTTATATGCGAAGTAAATGAAGAGGTAAAATACCTAGAAGAAGAAAAAAATGGCAAAAAAGGATTGTACATTGAAGGCATCTTTATGCAAGGAGACATAAAGAATAGAAATGGTAGAATGTATCCGAAAGATGTATTAGAAAAAGAAGTAAATAGATACAATAAAGAATATATCGCTAAGAATAGAGCATATGGAGAATTAGGACATCCACAAGGCCCAACCATCAATCTAGAAAGAGTATCACATATGATAACACAACTCCAACCAGATGGTTCTAATTTTGTGGGTAAAGCTAAGATTATGACAGAAACACCATACGGTAAGATTGTTGAGTCGTTAATTAATGAAGGCGCTCAATTAGGAGTATCAAGTAGAGGTATGGGAAGTTTAAAACAGAAGAATGGTGCTAATGAAGTACAAGGAGATTTTTACCTAGCAACAGCGGCTGATATTGTTGCAGATCCTTCAGCACCAAATGCATTTGTAAATGGTGTCATGGAAAGTAAAGAGTGGATATGGGATAACGGAATCATACGTGAAGCCGATATTGCCGATATGCAAAAAGAAGTAAAGACTGCATCAAAGTCTGAATTAGAGAATGTGAAGTTAAAAGTTTTCGAAAATTTTCTTTCAAAGTTATAAATTTATAAATAGATTCAAATTAATAAAGATCAAGAGGAGCAAGTAAATGTCCGATCAAGTTCAAGATAATACACAAGAGGAAGAAATCCTCGAAGATGTAGTTGCTGATCAGGAAGTTGAGGCAGTTGAAATAGATGATGATAATCTAGATGAAGCGAAAAAAGCCTCAATGGGCGATCCATCAGAAATTCCAGAGCCAACACCTGTAAAAGCACCAGTACCAAAAACCAAAGTAGGGATGATCAAAGCTATGATGGACTTTGCAAATAAGTCTAAGAAGGTGGACGTTGCATCAATGTATACTGCTATGATGGATCCTAAAGCTAAAGAAAAAGATGATAAAGAAATGAAGGCTGAAAAAGCTAAAAAGCCAATGAGAGCTACATATAAGCCTGAAAGTTTAGATTTATCTGCTGATATCAAAGCTTTATTTGGTGACGAAGATTTATCAGAGGAATTCAAAGCAAAAGCTACAACTATTTTTGAAACTGCTGTTTTAACAAAAATAAACGAAGCTTTAACCGAAACAGAAATAGATGTTGCATCCGAGTTAGAGGCAGAGAAAGAACTTGTAAAAGAAGAAATGTCTGCAAAGTTAGATGAGTATCTAGAATATGTTGTCAACGAATGGGTTAAAGAAAATGAACTTGCAATCGAACAAGGTATACGTTCAGAGATTGTAGAAAACTTTATGGTAGGACTTAGAAATCTTTTCACAGAAAACTATATCGATATTCCAGAAGAGAAAGTAGATATTGTTGATGAGATGGCCGCAAAAGTAGAAGAAACTGAAAAAGCTGTAAATGAAGAGATTGAAAAGAATATTGAACTCAGAAAAGAGTTAAATAATCTAAAGTCTGAAAAAGTATTTTCTGAAATGAGTGAAGATCTAACCGAAACTCAAAAAGAAAAATTTAAGTCACTAGCAGACAGTGTAGATTACGATGACGATTATACACAAAAGCTAGAGACATTAAAGAATAACTACTTCCCAAAAGAAGAAGTTGTAGAAAGTAATGATGTATCTGATGAAGAACCTCTAGAAAATTTAGAGGAAGAAACAAAAGTGAACGGCTCTATGGCTGGCTATATGTCTGCTATATCTCGAAGCATCAAAAAGTAATAAATTATAAATATTGATTAATAGGCTGAATAATTAGTTTAAGGGAGACTAAAAATG